GAAACATACCTATCAGAAGTTTGTGGTGAAATATGATCCATACGACTTCACAAGCATTCGCCTCTACTGGAAGGACAAAGCAGGACAGCTTAGATTTGAGAGAGTGGCTGAGCCATACCTGGTGATACACCGAGCCATACAGGAACAGACCGAGGGCGAGGCTCTTTTCATCAGGCAGCAGCGTGAGGCAACCGAGCAAAGTCGCATAGAGCGACAAGTGGAGGCAAGGCAAATCGAGTATGACGAGGGCGTGGCTCCTGAACAGCACGGCCTACGCACACCAAAGCTGAAGGGTGTGAGCAAGGAGGTGCAAAGACAGATAGACCGACGCACAAGGAAATACAGAGGTCAGCCAGAAGAACTGAGCATCGGCAAGGTGACCAAGAAAGTGAGCAACATCGACTGGGATAATATTTGCCAGGTGGTGGAGTTTGACGATACCAAGGCAATGGGAAAAATGTAATAACAATTTAAAATAAAGAAAGGAACTGAATCATGGAGTTTACAAACAAGGAAAAGGAACAGATAACAGGCAGACTGAGAATGTATGTGTCAAAGTTTGCGAGCCAAAACAAGGCCGTGGCAAGCATGAAGGGCACAAGTGCAGGAACCGTGAGCAACATCCTCAACGGCAAGTGGGAGAACATCAGCGAAGACATGTGGCGCAAGGTAAGCGACCAGGTTGGCACGGTGGGTGGCAACGATGAGGGTTGGCAGATTGTGGAGACACATGCCTTCCATGACATCACCCTTGCCATGCGTGATGCCCAGAATGACAAGAACGTGACCTGGGTGGTGGGCGAAGCTGGAAGTGGCAAGACCACCACGGCAAAGATCTTTGGCGAGGAAAACCGTGAGGTGTTCTACATCCTTTGCTCAGAAGACCTCCACAAGGGCGACTTTGTGAGAGAGATAGCCCACAAGATGGGCATCCGCACCGATGGGTACACGGTTAGGGAGTTATGGATAACCATCCAAAACGAGCTGATTCAGATGGATGCCCCTCTCCTGGTGTTCGACGAGGCAGACAAACTCATTGAAAGCGTCTTTCAGTATTTCATCAGCCTCTACAATAAGATTGAGGACAAATGTGGCGTGGTGTTCCTCTCCACCGATTACATCAAGACACGCATAAGCCGTGGCCTAAGATGCAAGAAGCGTGGATACAAAGAGTTCTACAGCCGTATCGGTCGAAAGTACTTCGAGCTGGACGACACGACTCCCCAGGACGTGTACGCTATCTGTACGGCAAACGGACTGAGTGACCGCAAGGACATCGAGGAAGTGATAACAGAGGCCGATGGCTGTGAGTACGACCTGAGAAGAGTGAAGAAGAGCGTGAGAAGAGTGAAGAAAATCAAAAGCATCAAGAAATGAGAGCATTGACAGTGAAAGAGGTGTTGAAACAGAAAAAGCGCACATTTGCCTTCAAGGGGAAATGGAAGGATGCCTTTGGTGAGCCTGAGCGTACAGGCGTATGGTTCATCTGGGGCAACAGCGGCAACGGCAAGAGCAGCTTCGTGATGCAGCTTTGCAAGTACCTGTGTGAGTTTGAACGTGTGGCTTACAACAGTCTGGAGGAAGGTGACTCGCTCACCATGCAGAACACCTTGAAGAGATATGGCATGAGCGAGGTGAACAAATCGTTCTACCTGTTGAACGGTGAGAACATGAGGGAACTGAGCGATCGCCTTGACAAGCGCAAGAGTGTGAACATCGTGGTGGTGGATTCCTTCCAATACACACAGATGAACTACAGGGAATACATCCGCTTCAAGGAGGCACACAGAGACAAGCTCATCATCTTCATCAGCCATGCAACAGGAAAGGTACCAAGAGGCAGCGCAGCGCAAAGCGTGATGTATGATGCCACCTTGAAGATATGGGTGGAAGGCTTCAAGGCATTCTCGAAGGGTCGCTTCATCGGTGAGAAGGGTGAATACACCATCTGGGATGAGGGAGCCAACAGATACTGGGGTGAGGACTAAAAATAAGTGATCATGGAAGAAGTTATAAACAAAATCATGGAGTACATCCAGAAAAAGACCGAAAATTTCTCGTATATGGATCAGCAGATGATGTATGATGAAATAGCAGGTAAACTGACAGACATGTCACTGGATGCTCTTAAAAACGAATATTTAAATAATATGGAGGGAACTGAAAATGAGTAAAGTTGACAGAATGATTGAGTTGAAGCCATTGAGCCATGGCGACACTCGTGAGACATTGGTGAGCGTGGGACATCGCTGTGAGTATTGCCAGGGAAATGGCTACTTCTGGGGTGTGGACGAACTTGGGAAGAACGTGAAGAAGCCTTGCCCTATATGCAAGGGGAAGCAAGAACTTGATGCCATCATCAACGTAACATGGAAACCAACCTGTAAAGATTAAGGCTTATGAAACAGAACAAGGAAAAATTAGGCGTAGCAATAATAACAGCGTTTTACGAGGTAAATGGCAAAAAAAGTTATGCTGAAATTAAGATAGGTATTGCCTGTGCCAAAGATTTCGATCGGAAGGAAAAGAAAGAATTCACAGACATTCTAATCAAATGGTATAAAGAAAGAATTGCAGATGTTGCTATCCGTAAGGATAATAATAATGCAAAATTAATAAAAATCACCGTAAGATACAAAATGCAGACGTGTGATTTTATTATAAATGATAAGTTCTTTTTAGGAATATTCAAAAGTAAAATATGCAAGAAGTGACTAATTTTGCAAGGTTCTACTCCATCTTGAAACGAGTGCCAAAAATCGGTGATAACGAGTACTTGAAGAAAGAAATGGTCAGCGTTGCTACTGGAGGAAGAACCGAGAGTCTGAAGGAAATCACACGAAAAGAGTATGATGACCTTTGCAACCTCCTGGAGAAGCGTTTCCCTGAAAAGAGAAGCATCTACGTGGAGCAGCGTCGCAAGAAACGAAGCTCGTGCTTGAAGCTCATGCAGAAGATTGGCGTTGACACCACGGACTGGACGGCCATCAATAACTTCTGCAAGAGTCCAAAGATAGCAGGAAAGGTGTTTGCAGATCTTGACATAGAAGAATTGCAGCTGGTATCTCTGAAACTGAGAATGATACTGAAAAAGAAAATAGACAACGAATAAACATTATTAAGATTATGAAGACAGAAGACATTTTGAAAGGCCTCAGTGCCGAGCAACAGGAAGAACTCCTGAGAACATTGACTGCCAACAAGCAGCAGAGTGAACTTGACAAGCGCAATGCCTATGAAAGCATCCGTGGAAGCCTGGCACGAAACGTGAAGGACAGAGTTGTGGAGATAGCCTTGAAGGTGAAGGGTTTCCGTGACTGGCTTGACAATGAGAGCGAGGGCTTCAAGAGTGTGATGGCCGAGTATGGCAAGCTTCGCAACAAGGAGCAGCGTGGTTTCACCATCGTGGTGGATGACTTCAAGTTTGAGGTGAAGAGCCAGGATGTGAAGGGCTTTGATGAGCGTTCCGAGCTTGCAGCGCAAAGACTGATGGACTTCCTTGGTGCTTACATTGAGAAGAGCGAGAAGGGCAAGGATGATCCGATGTACCAACTTTGCATGAATCTCCTGGAGCGTAACCGTAACGGCAAGTTCAACTATACAAGCATCAGCAAGCTTTACCAGCTCGAAGGCAAGTTCAACGATGAGGAATACACCAGCATCATGGATTTGTTCCGTGAGAGCAACGTGACCAAGGAGACCGTGGTGAGCTACTATTTCAGCATGAAGAGCGAGGATGGCGTTTGGCGCAAGATAGAGCCATCTTTTTGCCGTCTGTAGGCGGTTCGTTCAAAGATTAAACTTAAAATGAGGCATCCCGAAAAGAATGCCTCATTTTTTATGTCTCTTTTTGAGAGATTTTTGTTATTTTTGCACCGTGGCAAAGGGAAGAGACAAGAATCTTGTAAATTCAAGAAACAAGCGTATTTATGAGCGTTACTATTATTGGACAGAGGTGAGAAGACTCCGTTTCGATGACGCTTTGAGGAGATTGAGCACCGAGGAGTTCTTTCTCTCAGAAAGTCGTATCATGCAAATCATACGAGACATGATCCAGGCAGGCGTGACCGTGGATGGCAAGAAAATAGAGAAACCTTTGTTCACCGGCTTCAAGTTGAAGCCTCGCTCTACATCCTCTTCATTGAAATCGTCACCTTACGTGGAGGGGCAACTGTTTGCGTGTCCTTGATGGCATCGGTCGCCACAACCGAATAGACCATTTCATAGACCTTGATGCCATGATTGGCGGTGTAGAACTTGGATGTTTCCCTCACAAGTGCCCCATCTTCCTTTGGTCGATAACCTTGCAAGAGACGGTGAAGCTCTTCCACCATCGCAGCCCTTTCTTTTATGGCCTCCATCGTTCCACTGTCATAGTGGGTGTCATCATAGCAGTCGATGAGCAACTGAACGTTGACCTTGATGGTTCCCTTTTGGCTTCTGTCTGCCAAGTTGCTCCAGGTCGCCTCCTGTAGGTCGATGAGCACGGCTGGAAAAGTTATTGGGTACATGTCGGTATTGGTGTTATCGATGTTTTCCAACTGCCCATAGTTTTCATCAACGAGGGAAAGCCCTGGCATTCCTTCCTTGACATGATTAATGATTTGATAAAGAAATAATTCCATCCTTGATTTTCTCCAATGATTCGTTTATAGTTTTGTTTACCTTCACCTGTAGCTCCTTGGAGTCGCCCATGAACTGACGTTGTGGAATGTGAGCCTTCACGGTGATCTTGTCTTTCTTTGTCAATGCGAGGCACTTCCACAAGCGTGCCTCTTCTGGGAGATCCTTTGGGAGCTTACCCTTCCCCTTGACACCAGCGAGCGAGTAAGCCATGTGCCATGCGAAGCGCCTCATCTTGGGCGAGACCGTAGGGTGTGTGGTGATGTCGCCACCATCGTTGTGGATGGCAGCGTATGGGACAGGGTTCTCTATTGTCACCTCACCCAACCCTGGCTTGCTCTGTATGGAACTCATCAGATGGTTTCTCCTGGAGGTTAGTGGGCCATACTTGGCATCGGGACCACCTTGTTTCTGCCTGAGGGTCTTTTTCCAAGGGTGCAGCCCATCGTCAAGCCAACCACCGTCACGGAAATTTTGCTTGAAGTGGTTCACGGCTATCACTCCCACCTTGCGAGGGAGGCGGTCGTTCACTTCCTTCATTATGTCCTCCTTGGCCTTTTCAACCAATTTTTCTATGTTTTTTGCATCCATAGGAAAAGTTTTTTATTATTTTTACTTGCATTTCAAGGAAATATTGTATCTTTGCAGCGTCCCCATTCGCTCATATAGGCTGTCACGGCTTGAGGTTTGGGGATTTTTTATTTTTCCTTCAATGAATAAAATTGCTCATAGCCTTTTTTACATAGAGCCATTTTAACCTCGAAGGTCTTTCCCTCATACTCAAATTCATATTGCCTAAACTCAACGAAATGAAGAACATTTTGTTTCTTTTCTATGTTGGCAATGTTCTTTGGAAGGCTCATGTCCTTTCCCTCACCAAGCGGACTTACCCTAATGAATTTCATTTCTGATGGATTATTCCATATATAAATGGCAGCATCGACATCATAGTCATGGTGGCAATGTTTCAGAAGGGCGTTTCTTACTTTGTTTGTACGGTTCAAAGTTCCAGAAAGAACAGAACTACATGGCTCTTTGTCCATCTTTGGCATGAGGTCTTGGTCTTTCACCTCTTGCTTGCGAGCAAAAGCCTTTTCCTCTATAGGTTGTTTTGCTTCTAATCTATTGATACAGCCGTCTATGAATGGGCAATTAAAACAATCCTTGGCTCTATTAGAGAACAGTCTTTTAAGTCTATTCCTGAAAGAACCTTTTTTATAGAAGTCGCAATGTTTGCAGTCCTTAGGGAAGTATGGATGATTGTCACTGAATGAGTGCCCATCCTTTCCCGGATTGTTCTCCAGGCCTCTTTGAGGCTTTGTTGGCTCCATGTCTTTGGGACGGACCACTGGGTCATCGGTTGCTTCGAGCGAACACTTGCAGTTCCAACGGTCGCCTGGGTGGTGCTCATTCCAGAATGGGTCATCCACTGGAAGGGTAAGCTTCATCTGCCAATAGGCACGGTGGCTACTCTCTGGCTCCTTGGAAGTGGTAGGCATCCATCTGAGGTTTGGCAAGATGTCCTTGTTTCGCTCGAACTCCCTCCAGTCGGCAGCGGCATGGGCACGGATCACGGCCGTGTCGTATTCCGTCTGTAGCCATGAACCCACCTGGTGGCTACTGATGGCACTCACATCCTCCACCCACTTACCAAATGGCTTCAACTGTCCCTTGGAGTCATAGAGCTTCGCAGCCATCTCTTGACCCATGGTGTGAACCTTGAAGGCCGCAAACACCTCGTTGGAGTGTCTGAGAGCCTTGTAGAAGTCTTCCTCATGGGTCGGTGGGGTCTTTGCCTTGGCAAGGCCTTCTACGGTTCCCTCGTTGATGACACGAAGCACCTCACGCCACATCACACCCTCGATGCTGTTTTCCGTGTCGAAGCCCTGGTAGATCTTTTTGATGAACTGGGCAAGGATGTCGGCATTGAAGCGGACGGCTCCATCCACATTGTCGAAATGGTGGTGTCCGCAATGGCATTGGTAGTCACCATAATAGAACGTGTCAATCAGAAGTCTGTGTCCGCCCCGATAGTTGGGGCTATTCCGAAAAAACTCTTCAAACGGTCTTTGAACGCCTTTTTATCAGTGTTTAAAGGCTTCTTTTTAGGGTCTTTTCCCTCATCGTCTGTCTCATCATCCTTGTCCTTGTCGCCACCACCTCCCTGGAGACTTTCACGCAAGGCTTGCTTCTGAACTTCGATGGCTTGCTTCTGTTGGTCGTAGTCCTTTGGCTTCTCGATGCCAAACGTCTCATAGAGCCAATCATCATCCATCGGCAGCCCCATTTCCTTCATCCCCTTCACGATGTTGAGCATGGACTGAGGCTCCGTCTTGTCCTTGTGGGCATAGACGAACTCACCACCCTCCACGTTGAAACCAAGGTTCTCGAAGATGGCCTTCATGTCATAGTTGAGGATGTCGAGCAGGAAATCACGGTCATCAGCGTTCATGTCATCCTCTTCCTCCTTGTGAACCGTTCCAAGAGCTTGCGTGCCAGTGTCCTTTGTGTCGGTGGTGAGGGTATTGCCCAGCACACGGATGGAAATCTTGCTGTCCCAATATTCCGCAAAGTTCTGGTAGAGATCGGAAGAGCCGGTCTTGTTGCCTGCCTCTATCAGCTTCATCTCACTCTCATTCGGGTGGATGTACACGGCATTGCTACCTTGGTTTCTGGCATCGGCAATGATTTTCTTGCGAGCATCCTCGTCACCTGCATCATAGGTGTATTCACGGATGGGCATACCAAAGATGTTGCAGAACTTCGCCCAGTCGCTCATGTCGCCACGCTTGTAGAGCACGGCAGGAAGAAGTTCCGCAAAGATGCCCAATCCACGCTCAGTGCCGACAAAAAGGATATTGTCGAACTCTTCAATGTCGATGCCGTCCTGGTCGCCCTGGTGCTTCAAGAGCTTGTGGAAGACAGGATCATAGTGCTTTCGGTCTATGAGGTCATAGCGAATGTTACCATCATCATCCAAGTAGAACTGAACGAGGGTGAAGCCATAGAACTTCGACATGACAAGATCCCTTCGCAACTGTTTGAACCACGGTGAGCGAAGCTGGCGGCAAATATCCTCATCGGGCTTGCCGTCTCGCTGGAACTCAATGGGAATCTGTGTGACACCTCGAAGTCGCTTGTCGAGCACACCTGATAGATGGAGGTCAAGCTGGGCTGACTCATACATGTCAAACAACTTGACGCGGTACGAGAAATCCACACTTTTGGCACTCCTTACGGATTCCA